GTAAAGACATTAATGAAATGGTGACATTAGGAAAAACTGTAGGTGAGATTGAAGATATTATAAGTAGTAACACATTCAAAGATATAGAAGCACTCTTAAAATTTAATATGTGGAAGAAAGTATAATTTTACTAAATAACATTGACACTCGAAAGGAGACCAATGTTATGAGTAAGAATTATGTTAGAATATGGGAACAACATCATCGTCTAAAATTACCAGAAAATATGGAAATACATCATATTGATGGTATACACACCAATAATGATCCTACAAATTTATTAGCAGTAACAATTGAACAACATTTAGACATACACCGGAAACAAAATGATTATGGTGCCTGTCAAGCAATTTTAATGCGTATGAATAGAACTGAAGAACAGAAAAAAGAAATTGCAGAGTGTGCATCGAAACATCAGAAAAAATTATTGAGACAAAAAAAACATAATTTTCAAATTCCTAAAGAGGAGAGAATAAAAAGGTCTAAAGAAATTATGCAAAAACGAATAGGTGAACATGGTATAGCATTTTTAGGTATAAGTGATACTAAGCAAAATGCTAAAAATGCCAGATCAAAACTCTCTAGAGAGACAGAACTGCGAATGATGAAAAAATGGAATGATAAAGTTAGAAACACAAAATGGTGGGTAAATCCACAAGGAAAAAGAAAAAGATGTATTAATAAACCTGGTGATGAGTGGAAAGAAGGAATGTATTATGAAAATTAAATTAATTAGTTATTCTCAACCTACGAGTGAAATGTGTGAAGAAGGATTAGAAAATGTGCAAGATTTAATTGTATTTTGTGCTAGAGTGTCAAATCCAAGCAATCAAACAAACACAGATACCTCAGAAAAGTTAATTCGTTATTTGATTAAGAATCAGCATTGGAGCCCTCTAGAACTTGTAAATGCTTGCCTTGAGATTGAAACGACACGCGATATCGCAAGGCAAATTCTTCGGCACAGGTCGTTTAGTTTTCAAGAGTTTAGCCAGCGTTATGCCGATCCAACCAAAGAGTTGGATTTTGTTTTAAGAGAAGCACGATTGCAAGATGCGAAGAACAGACAGAATAGCATTGAAATGGGTGTTACTCTAAAAGATTCATTGATTGCAGATGAATGGAAACGCAGGCAGGTTGATATCATTCGACAGGTGAAAGAATCATATGAATGGGCTATCACCAATGGTATAGCAAAAGAACAGGCTAGAGCAATTCTACCTGAGGGTAATACAGTTTCACGGCTATACGTCAATGGTACTCTCCGAAGTTGGCTGCATTACATACAATTACGAAGTGGAAATGGAACTCAAAAAGAACATAGAGAGATTGCTATTTGTTGTGCTAAAGTTATTGCAAAAGTTTTTCCTATGATGGGAGAATATTCACAAAATAGTGAATCCAAATCATAAAAAATTATAAATACATTCTAGGATTCACTATTAAAGGAGAACTGGAATGGGTAGAAAAAGTGTATATTCGGTCGGTCAAATATTTGGAAAATTAGAAGTAAAGGAAGTATTACCTTCTGTTGGCGCAGGGCACCATGTTAGATTGAAATGTCTTTGCCATTATTGTAATAATGAAAAAGAAATGAGCGTTACGAATATTAAAAGAAGGAATAGTTGCGGTTGTCAACAAAATAATAGTTCGGAATGGAAAAATATTGGACCCAGAAAAATGCCTTGGCAATTACCCGTAGGTGAAGCGGCTAGACGAAATTTAGAATATCAGTATAAAAAAGGCGCCTTGAAAAGAAATTTGGAGTATAATTTAACAGAAGAACAATTCACTAAAATAGTCATTGGGAAATGTTATTATTGTGGTGATGAATTAACAAATACCATAAAAGGGCAGGGAAAAACCAGTGGAGATTTTAAATATACCGGAATTGATAGATTAGATTCAACTAAAGGATATACAAAAGAAAATTCTGTTTCATGTTGTTGGATGTGCAATAATATGAAACATACATATTCTGTTGAAAAATTTTTAGAACAAATAAGTAAAATTTATAAAAGATTAATATAATTGGAGTAATGTAATGCAAGATATCGTTCACGGTATTAGGGTAGACTATTCGCGTGATAATCTATTCGATGAACTAGGCAAGTTGAGATTAAAAGAAAGTTATATGATGGAGGGAGAAGTATCACCACAGGAAAGGTTTGCATATGTATCAAAATCTTTTGGATCATCTTTGGGTCATTCGCAACGTCTCTATGAGTATAGCAGTAAACATTGGCTTTCTTATTCTACTCCTATACTTGCTTTTGGGAGGACTAAGCGTGGTTTGCCTATATCTTGTTTTCTTCCCTATCTACATGATAGTTCAGAAGGTTTGGTCGACACTCTCGCCGAAGTAAATTGGCTATCAATGTTAGGAGGTGGAATTGGAATCGGTATTGGAATTCGTAGTTCGGATGATAAGTCTGTTGGCGTTATGCCTCATCTTCGCACCTATGACGCTAGTTCTCTTGCTTACCGCCAAGGTCGGACTCGCCGTGGTAGTTATGCCGCTTACTTGGATATATCGCACCCTGATATCCTTATTTTCCTCGAAATGAGAAAGCCAACGGGCGACCAGAATATGCGGTGCCTGAATCTACATCATGGTATTAATATCACCGATGATTTTATGCATTTGATTGAGCAGAGTATGCTTGATCCTAATTTCGATGATACATGGAATCTCCGTGATCCTCATAGTGGCGAGATTCGTGATAGTGTATCAGCGCGTGACCTTTGGCAGCGTATTCTTGAAATGCGTATGCACACAGGTGAACCATACATCCATTTCATTGATACTAGCAACAAAAAGATGCCAGAGTTTCAAAAGAAACTTGGTCTAAGTATCAAACAATCAAATCTATGCAGCGAAATTATTCTACCAACAGACAAAGAACGTACTGCTGTTTGTTGCTTGTCTTCTGTTAATTTGGAATATTATGATGAATGGAAAGCAGATAACTTATTTCTCCGTGATGTTGCTGAGATGCTTGATAATGTGCTACAGTATTTTATTGATAACGCGCCTGATACCATTTCCAGAGCCGTTTATTCTGCTAGCCGTGAGCGTAGCATTGGTATTGGAGCCTTAGGCTTTCATGCATATCTACAAAAGAATGATATGCCATGGGAATCAGCACAAGCTACTGGTCGTAACATAGCAATCTTCAAACATATCAAGGAAAAGCTAGATGAAGCAAATCTTCAATTGGGTGCAGAACGCGGTGAAGCACCTGATGCTACCGGCACTGGCAGACGCTTTTCTCATGTTATGGCCATTGCTCCTAATGCATCATCGTCTATCATTATGGGTAATACAAGTCCTAGCGTTGAGCCTTATCGTGCCAATGCTTATAGACAAGATACTCTTTCGGGCGCACATCTGAACAAAAACAAATTCTTAGATAAAATCATTAAGGAGAAATGCAATGAAGTTCCTGGATTGGACTACAATGAAATCTGGTCAAGTATCATTGCGAATGACGGATCGGCTCAACATCTGGAATTCCTTGACGAGTGGACAAAAAGTGTCTTCAAAACGGGAATGGAGATTGACCAGCGATGGATTGTGGACCACGCAGCTAACAGACAAGATTTCATTGACCAGTCGCAATCCATTAACCTTTTCTTTAGACCGGATGTGAATGTTAAATACCTTCATGCCGTACATTTTATGGCTTGGCAAAAGGGGTTAAAGACGCTTTACTACTGCCGAAGCGAAAAATTAGCAAAAGCGGATAAAGTATCTAAACAAATAGAAAGACAAGTTATTGAAGAAATTGATTTAAAAAAACTAGCATCTGGTGATGAAATTTGTTTGGCTTGTGAAGGTTGAGTAGACTGAAAACTCTATATTACTAAATAAAGATAGGAGGTGTATTATGCACTATTATCTTTATAAAATTACCAATTTGACCAACAATAGATATTATATTGGCGTTCACAAAACAAAAAATTTAAATGATGGATATATGGGTTCGGGTAAAGTTATTAGACAGGCTATTGAAAAATACGGAATCTCAAATTTCAAAAAAGAAATACTGGAAGTTTTTGATACCGTTGAGAGTATGTATGCAAGAGAAAGAGAAATTGTAACCGAAGATTTTTTATCACACGAAAAAGTCTACAATTTGAGAAAAGGTGGTAATGGAGGTTTTGATTTCATTACTAAAAATAAATTAAATTTAACTACAGAATTTTTAAAAAAAAGAGCAGATTCTATTAAATTATCACACAAATTAAAACCACGAAAATATGCCGGCAAAAAACATTCTGAAGAAACAAAACAACACATTTCACAAAAAAGAAAAGATTTTTTTGAAAATGGAGGTAAACATCCAAAAGGAATGTTGGGTAAAAAACATAAAGAAGAAACTAAAAAATATGTAAGTGAAGTGTTAAAAGAAAAAAGTAGTATGATTGGTAAAAAAGGATTGGATCATCCAGTTGGCGGTACAAAATGGTATAACAATGGTGTTAAACATTTAAGAACTGATAAAAATCCAGGTGAAGGATGGATTGAAGGTAGAATCTTTAAAAAAAGAAAGAGATAGATAAATTATGTTTGTAATAACTTATTTGGCAATTGGATTTGTCTCTGTGTTTGGATGGAATACAGGACAAATCGTGTGGGACAAGTATGTAGAGCCTAACAAAAACGAAAAGGTCGAAAAAGAAAAATGAAAACAATAGCCTTATTCATTCATCATCCAGAGTGTTCCCAAGATT